GCTCATGCCCATCAAAGCCAGCGTGAAGGTAGAAAGGCTCATTCGCCCTCGCCAACAGTAAAGTAAACGGTCGCTACGTCCGCTGCCGTGATGACTGCCGCCGCTACATCCGTGAATGGATTGCGGGTCACACCGACTGTTTCACCGATGCCGATGGGCATCCCGCCCGTGGTTGTGGCGGCAACCGATGCAGTACCAATCGCCACATAGGCTGTATTGGTGCCCGAGACGTTCTTGATGCGGACAGAGTTACCAGCACCGGTTGTTAGCGTGACCCTGATGGACGCTCCCGATGTAGCAGCAACGCTCACCGTGCCATTCCAGGCGGGTGTAAAGAGGTTAATCGCCATGTTTTGGTTCCTTGGCCTGTTTCATCTTAGCTTTATGTTGTTCGTCTAGCAATTCCAGCTTGCGAGCGTGTTCTACACCGCCAACATGGAGTTCGCGTGCTGCCTCAATATGACCCTGTGCCCGTTCCTGCATGTCATCAGCGGCATCCAATTGTGCCGTTCTGATTTGTGCCATGGCTTTGATTTGCTCAATTTGCATATCCATCGCCTTGAGGCGCATTTCCATTTGCTTGTTCTGCGCTTCCGATTGGGCCTCGACCTGTTGGGCGCGCACATCGGCCTGCGCCTGTAGTTTGGCGACTTCCGCCTTGATGGTTTCAGCTTGTACCTTTGGATCGACTTTGGCTTGCGGATTGGCCGCCTGTGCCTTGGCGTCCTGCTCTGCCTTTTCGCAGAAGTCCTCAATGGCACTTTCAAGGTCACGCCCGACCCGGAATCCCCGCACCGCAAACTGCAGCATTTTGGCAGCCAGGGGCGCAAACTCAGGGACGCTCATGGTCACCTGCGCGCCGGTTTCAATAAACTTTGTCACCCCTTCGATGAACTCGACCCGCAAGGCTTTTTCTTCCGCCGCATCGCCCTGGACGGTTGAATCTGTCTCAATATCGATACGGAAACCGCGTAGCTTGTCGTTCTGCAATAACTGCAAGGCATCAGCGATCAACTGGAACTTGCGTAATTGCTTGCTTTCAGGGCTTTCCGGCCCCTGCACAATAGACGGCGGTGCCAGTTGGGAACCGTTCATGCCCTGTGGAGGTTGAGGCCCCGATGGAATACCTGAGGGGGGCTGAGGCATACCCATCGGGGGTGCTTGAGGCGGGAGGGGTGCCCCAGGCATTGGTGGCGCGCCCATCGGAGGACCACCATTATGGCCCATCATCGGTGGCGGGAACTGGTTGGCGATTTGGGGCTTTAAGTCGGGCGGGTCCATGCCCTCATCATATAAAGCACCGGAAACCTGTATCAGCGTCTTGGGGTCAAAATGCTCCGATATGATTTCACCCATGATCGAGATGATATCACGGCAGAACCTGGCCATATCGTCCTGGCGAGCCTGCAGGCGACCGGTGCCGTTGTTCTGTTTAAGCCGCTGGGCACCCATGGTTTCGCGGGCATCGCTTGTACCGCGCATAATGTCCCAAATACCGGTGGTGCGATCCAAATCCTCAATAATCTTGGCCCTGACTTCGATCAGTATTTGCAGGGTTTTCCCGATATCCTCTAGCGGGATAAAGTCTATGACGCCTTTCAACCCTCCTTTCTCGGCAAACATTGCCCACGAATCAACGGGGATCAGGTCTGGTTCTTTGCCTTCCTCGAAAATCCGCTTAACACCCTGTGCAGAGGCATCATAGACACCGCGAACCTGCAACGCGGACGTTAATACGTCGATACGCTTGGTTAAGTTATCAATCTGGGAATACTGGTCCTGGCTCTCCACATAATCCGGAACCGGGATCATAGTATCGTTTGTGGTAGTGGCGTGGAGGGCTGGCGGGCATGGGAAGAAGCCCTCAAGGTTTAGAGGGTCATCGTTCTCCTCAAGGATATCGTCATATTCCTTGGCGATGAAGTAGACTTTGCGGGTTGGCTTCCACCAGATTTCATAGACGGTGGCCTGCATTCCGTCCTTGCCCTGGACCAATCCTGCAGAACCTTCATCTGGGATCGGCTTTGGCACGTGGTCCAATGGGACTTTCTTACCCTTGGCCCCGAACCGTTCCTTCAGGTCATCGCGGCTCATATAGATACGGCGAGCCTTGCCCTCGATTTCTTCCTCGGTACGCACCCTGGGCGGAAACTGGTAGTAGTCCTGCCAATGAACGTAGGACACATCCAGGCTTTCGCGCAGGATTTCCCGTTCTACCTGGTCCTCATCTTCCTCGCGCTTGGCCTCTAGCTGTCCGCCCGATCCTTCGTCATAGATTTCATCATTTCCAGTATTTTCAGGACTGATGGGTTCGCCGAATTGTGGGTTGTACCTGACCCAAACTTGGCCCCGGCCCACCAGCAGGTAGTCATCCCGGCATCGCCTGACTGCGCTGTCATATCCGCACATGCCGATTTCATATCGTAATGCACGTTCAAGGATGGTTGCGGCTACGCGGCCTGTCGTGTCCTTGTCCAGAAATCGTCGCTCGCAGATTGCCTGAGGTACTTTTGAATAAATAGCCGGTTTAAGGATTTCAACGTTTGACCAGAACAGGTTGAGGTTCTTTCTCTCGTCATCGATGGTTTTGCGTTCATCCCGATACCTCTGCGATATGCGTTCGCACCGCTTGTGCCAGCGGTTGTATTCTTCCTCAACCTGCTTGATCTGGGTTTTCCAGTGGGTGGCGAGTTTGAGATTGGCGAGGTTAGGTCTTGCCATTGTCCTCAACCAATCGAGCAAAGAGGGTGTTATGTTTCTTCATATTCTCAATACATTCATCACTTTTCAGATATTTCTCTAACCCAGGCTTCAGGATTTCCATAAGCCGCAACTCAGCCGCCATTCGTTCAAAGCAATCCATTACTGCGGTGCTTTCGCCTTCACAAAGCTGATCAGTTCATCAATCTTGGCGTGCAATGTGCTAAGGCCATAATGATAAATGGCAATGCCAAGGACTGCGCCCACCACCCCACCAACCAGAAACGCTTCAAATGCATTCATTTATGTTCCTCCTATGCCGATTCATAAACGCCGCTTAAAAACAAATTGGCACCGTCTGCGCCTGGGTAAGTATTGTCATAATTTAAGATGAAAATAGATCCGCCAACTATTATTCCCTGAAGCATTTTTCCAGTAGCGATGTTTTCTCGGCCAGAAATAACGCAAGTAGAGCCTCCCGTAAAAGGAAGTGTTGCGTTCACCGACACCGCGCCACTTCCATTTGTTGTTATTGTTATTGCCATTTGCAGAAATATTGTTTTCCCAAGCTGTTTATATCTACCCGTGGCGCTTTTTGTTGTAATCGTCCCGGAGCCAGCCGTTATTGTCGGCGTATATGCCGTCCATGCGTTGTTATCGATAGTAACCCCGTTATAAGTACCACCGATTGTAATACTGCCGGTAATCGTAAAGTTTGACACCTAGACCCGTTCTGTTTTCCGTTTGGGTTGATGCTCCCATAGATCGTTCAATGTCACCTGATTATGCGGCCCAACACCTAGAATGCGCGTGGCCGGTCCTTTATCCAGTTGCCGCACATAAGGACGGCTCATGCAGGCGTAGCGGATTTCATCGGGGGCGTGATCCTCACTCTCCGAGTCCACATCCTCCGGCTTGTCCCGGTCGTGCTGCAATGCAGGAAGCGTCCTGATGCTATCGCGGCACGTTGAGAAAAAATACATCATTGGCCGTCCATCGTCGCCGATGAGGCGAGCACGCACCTGGTCCCATCCGCCCATGGCCCCGCGCTGGGAAATGCGGGCGTTGTCGGCCCGCCGAAATAATATCCCTGATGCTCTAAAGATACGTTCAGCAATGCTCGGGCCACCGTCCTCGGCAAAGGCAGCAGGGTCGAGGACGCCGTAGGTAATGTTCGTCTTACCTTCAAGATCGCGCGCTTCCGCCGCTTGCCCACTTGTTTCACGTTGAACAATTCCAAGACCTACTTCCTCTGCGGTAAGTTTAAGACCGGTGTTGGCGTTTTGGCCCTGAGCCTGCCCGTACCACTCTCGATATCGTACAATCGCGCCGCGTGGGATAACACGCGAAGATAGCGTGTAATCGTCGGTAGCGACTGCCCACCATCCGACAGAAAAGGGCCTTGCGCTTCCCCAGTCTGCCGAACGGAATCGAAGCCAATTTCCAGGTATGCTGAAGGGCGGAATAACATGGCGGCTTTCCGAGAATTCAGGGAAGAACGCACCCTCTATTACGCTCCAATCCCCCTCAAGCCACGCCCTAACCAACTGAGAATTGCCAACCATCTGCAGATTGGCAACGTAATCTGTACCAAGATATCTGTTATCTTGCAACTTTGAGGGAATGAACACGCGATCACGCGTGACAATCTCATTCGTCCATGGGTTTTTGAATTCCGAGTTGGTGATCTTCCAGCCAAGTGGCGCACCGTCTATGTACCTTGCCCGCACCCACTGATGACCAGGACCGCCCGGATTGCCTGTAGCCCTAAAGCCGACAGGAACACCGTGAGCAGACCTAAGAGTAGCCATGAGCTTAAAGATAGGAGCACTATTAGCGAAAGTGCCGATTTCCTCGACATAGAGTCGGGTATATGAATGCCCTTGATACTGCTCGGCATCGGCATCCCTTTCCAGATACGCAAAGCGTAGCCGTGAACCGTTGGGAAAGCGCCAGTACTTGTCCTGCTCGTGAAACTTGGCCCCTAATGGGGTATAGATTTGCCTAGACCGCTCAATCGTCTCTAATAGTTGCGTCCGTTCGCGCCGCACCATTAGGCCGATGGCATGTTCACCGTATAGGTCCTGATGGGATATCCATTCACCCAACATACCGTCTGTTTTGCCCCCGCCTCGGGCACCGCCGAAGAACACCTCAAAGCATGGGCAGGCGAGCAATGCGGTTTGCGGGCCTTTCTGCGGCTCCCAGATGACTTCGTATTTATCGGCCATGCA